CCGAGTCCTCTACTTCACTTCCCCGAGCTGCCGGCCGTGCCGCAGTTTTGGGCCGCTCCTCCAGGCCGAGCTCGCCGACCGCGGGTTCGAGCCTGAGCGAATCGACGTAAGCACTACCGCCGGCCTGGATCAGGCCGACCTCTACGACGTTGTGGCCACGCCCACCGTCGTGATCGAGCGGGATGGCGAGCAGGTAAAGCGCTTCGGCGTGCTGCTCGGTTCTTCACTACAGGACGCCCTCAGCGTCCTGTGACGAAAGGAGGTGACCGGTGGGCGTTCGAGGCCCCGTCCCGAACCGTGAAGAAGACCTCGCGCGCCCCCGGTCGCGTAAGGGCACGGACGAGCAGGAGACCAAGCGCGGGCAGATGCGCGAGGTCACCGTTCCTCGCGCTGATCCCGAATGGCATCCGATCGCGAAGAAGCTCTACAACTCGCTGAAGACTTCCGGGCAGTCGGACTTCTACCAGAACTCCGACTGGGCCCTGGCCTTTGCGCTGTGCGACGACCTGTCCCACTACAAGAAGTCGGGCAAGCGGTCGGCGCAGATGGCGCAGACGCTCTACTCCGCCCTCGGCAGCCTGCTGGTGACCGAGGGGGACCGGCGCCGCGTGCGCATCGAACTGCAAGAGCCCGAGGAGGAGACCACCTCCGCGGCTGTTCTCGCCATCGCCGACTACAAGCAGGAGCTCGGGGTGGATTGATCCCGAGGGGGTGACGTATGGCCAAGCAAGCCGTCCTCACCCCCGAGGAGATCGACCTTCTGGAGCCGACGTTCATCGGCCCCACCTGGCAGAAGGACGCCTTCGGGCGTTGGGTCCTGCCGGGCAAGACGCTCGGCTGGCAGATCGCCGGCTGGTGCTCGGAGTGGCTGCGGTCCGAGGACGGCGGGCCCTGGAAGTTCACCAGGGAACAGCTCCGCTTCGTCCTGCACTGGTACGCCGTTGACGAGAACGGCCGGTTCACCGCCCGTAAGGGCGTCCTCCAGCGGATGAAAGGCTGGGGGAAGGACCCGCTGCTCGCGGTGCTCTGCCTCGTCGAGCTGGTCGGGCCGTCGCGCTTCTCCCACTGGGACGAGGCCGGCGAGCCGGTAGGCAAGGCCCACCCTCGCGCGTGGGTCCAGGTCACTGCGGTGAACCAGTCGCAGACGACGAACACCATGGCGCTCATCCCGTCCCTGATGTCGGACGCCTTCAAGGCGAAGTACGACGTCAAGGACGGCGCGGTCCTCATCCGCGCGAACGGTGGCAAGGCCCGGCTCGAAGCCGTGACGTCGTCGTACCGCGCCCTCGAAGGCAAGCGGACGACGTTCACCCTGCTCAACGAGACGCATCACTGGGTGTCCGGCAACAACGGCCACAAGATGTACGAGACGATCGACGGCAACGCGACCAAGCAGGACAGCCGTTACCTGGCGATCACCAACGCCTTCCTCCCCGGCGAGGACAGCGTGGCCGAGCGGATGCGTGAGTCCTTCGAGAAGATCCGCGAGGGGCGCGCGGTCGACGTCGGCTTCATGTACGACTCGATCGAGGCGCACCCGGAGACTCCGCTTTCGCCCGAGGCCCTGCACATCGTCATCCCGAAGATCCGCGGTGACGCGGTCTGGCTCATCCCTGGCACGATCATCCAGTCCATCCTCGATACGACCATCTCGGCTTCGCGCTCCCGGCGTATGTGGCTCAACCAGGTCGTTGCCGAAGAGGATGCGATCTACGGGCCCGCCCAGTGGGACCCGCTGCTCGACGAGGGCAAGAGCCTGAAGCCGGGCGACGAGATCGTGTTGGGCTTCGACGGCGGCAAGACCTCGGACTCCACGGCCCTGATCGCCATCAGGGTGCGGGACATGCACGTGTCGCTGCTCGCCATCTGGGAGCACCCGGAGGGGGAGGCCGGCAAGGACTGGAGCGTCCCTCGTCACGAGGTCGACAGCCAGGTCCATGAGGCGTTCCGCCTCTTCGAGGTGCGGGCGTTCTTCGCGGACGTCGCCCTGTGGGAGTCGTACATCGCCGACTGGTCGGAGACGTACGGTGCCCAGCTCGCGGTGTCCTCGCCGTCCGGTAAGGACGCGATCGGCTGGGACATGCGTGGTTCCCAGAAGATGGTGACGCTCGCGCACGAGCGGCTGATGCGCACGATCTTCGACAAGAAGCTGAGCCACGACGGTGACCTCACGCTGCGCCGGCATGTGCTGAGCGCGCGGCGCCGGACGAACAACTACGGCATCTCCTTCGGCAAGGAGAGCAAGGACAGCCCCCGCAAGATCGACGCCTACGCCGCTTTGATGCTGGCGCACGAGGCGCTGTACGAGCTGCGCGTGCGCGGCAAGAAGGTCCGCAAGCGCTCGGGCCGGGGCTACTTCCTCTGACCCATGTGTGTAACTTTCACGAAAGGTGGTGAGGCATGGCCGACACCAGCCCAGCATCGCTGGCGAAGGAACTCCTCGCCATCCTCGACCGGGACAGCGGCCGACTCCATCGGATCGACAACTACGTCCACGGTCGGCACGACGACCCGTACATGCCTCCGCAGGCTGACGACGAGTACCGGCTGCTCGCGAAGCGGGCGATCTCGAACTGGATGCCCCTGCTCATCGGGACGCCGGCCCAGGCCCTGTACGTGGACGGCTACCGGCCAGGCACCACGGAGTCGGGCCTGCCGCAGGCGTCGAGCTCGACGTCCCCGCAGTGGTCGCACTGGCAGCGCTCGCGCATGGATGCGCGCCAGGCCGCGGTGTACCGCGGGGCCCTGGCCTTCGGTCACTCCTTCGTCCTGACGGAGAAGACCAAGCGGGGCGTGATGTCGAAGGGTCTGTCCGCGAGGCGGACCGCGGCCCTGTACGAGGACCCCGCGAACGACGAGACGCCGTACGCCGCGCTCACGATCGTGACCAAGCCGAAGGGGGACACCCCCGGCAAGGCGCGGATGTGGGACGGGAAGTACGAGTACGCCGTCACCTTCAAGTCGAAGTCCGACCTCGACTCCGTACGCGTCGGCGGCAAGAAGCTGCACGGCGCGACCGAGTGTCCGGTCACCCGGTTCGCTGCCTCCGTCGACCTGGAGGGGCGCACGGTCGGTGTGGTCGAGCCGATGATCGCGCTTCAGAACCGCATCAACCAGACGATCTTCGACTTGCTGGTCTCGCAGACGTACACCTCGCACGAGGTCCGGTACGCCACGGGCATGGCTCCGCCGTTGCAGATGGAGCTCATCGACGAGAACGGCAACGTCACCCGCGATCCTGCACAGGCTGTGGACAGTCGGCCGAAGCTCGGCCCGGATGGTCAGCCGATGCCGGCGCAGATCAACCACAACGCGCGGCGCTTCCTCTTCGCCGAGGACCCCGACGTGAAGTTCGGCAGCCTGCCGGCCGGGCCGATCGGTTCGCTGATCGACTCGGTGGACATGTCCATCCGGCACCTGGCCGCGATCTCGCAGACCCCGCCTCACCACCTGCTCGGCCAGATCGCGAACCTGTCGGCCGAGGCCCTGCTTGCCGCGGAGACTGCGCTGTCCAGGAAGATCGCCGAGTTCCAGAGCCTCTTCGGTGAGGCGTGGGAGCGGGTGTTCCGCCTGGCGGCCGAGCTCGACGGCCACACGGGTGCGGCTGACGACTTCGCTGGCGAGGTCCAGTGGCGCGACATGGAGTCGCGCAGCCTCGCGCAGTCCGCTGACGCCCTGGGCAAGCTGGCCGACCAGCTCGGCATCCCCGTGCGTGGCCTGTGGAAACGGGTCCCCGGCGTGACTCAGACCGAGTACGAGGACTGGGAGCAGATGGCCGAGGAGGACGACTCCGTTGGCCAGCTCGCCACCGCGCTGACTCGGGCGACCCCCGATACGGCGGTGACCAGTTCGGTGCCGGCCTCGCCTGACAGCGTGGTGATGGCCGCGTGACCAGCCCGGCTCGACATGCCGAGGCTGACCGCGCTGCCATCGCGTTCCAGACGGCGCTCACCGAGATCGGTGCTGGCACCGTCACGGACGCGCTTGCACTGTGGAAGGACGTCCCGGTCACAAGCCGGGCGTCCACCGCCACGTCGTGGCTGCGGCGAGCCATCACGCTGGTGATGGGCAGGCGGCGACAGAGCCGCGACCTCGCCCGCGCCTACTACCGCCTGGCCCGCGCACTGCGGACCGGGACGACGGTTGCCGATCCGTACCACCCCGAGCCGACGTACATCACCATCGACGTACTTCGGCGCGAGTTCGCCGAGCTGACCGGAAGCACTGAGAGCCCCCAGGGGGGGCGCGCAAGTGACACACCGGCCAGCACCTCGGACTCCTCCTCGTCGGCCGCGACCGGCCAAGCTGGGGAAGCTGACGAGGGGG